CGGGTAAAGGCTAGCTGCCCGTCCGTGGTTAGTGGTTTTTGTGCGTAAACCTTGCCGCTCTTGTAGCCCGACGGGACTACTACTAGGCTGGCTAAATCATAAAATGCGCTCATAGTAAATTGGCGATAGCGTTAATGGTGCAGTCCCGTGCTTCCGTTGTTCCACTGTCAGCCAGTACGTAGGCCTCGTAGGTGTTCCAAACTTGAGCGGCGTAATTACCCCCAGTAAAGATAGTTATAAATTGTGCGGTGTTCATAGTGTGCAAAGGTTAGTTTCAACTATACCCCCGTCAGCATAGACGTAAGCGTAGTAGGCTAAATTGTAAGGAAAATAATAGGTTTGCTGCATTACGCTTCTAGTTCAAAGGCTGGGTCTTTAGTCAAAAGTATGCTACTCTTAAGCTCCGTATTGTAAAAAAGCGCATAGGTAACGCGCGTAGTATCCCAGGTATAGGTTAGTGAAATAGGTATATAATAAAACAACCCCCAGTACCCATAATGCGTAAAGCGGCTGGTGCCGTGTAGGTCTAGCTCGTAATACTCCTGGGGCTGCCCGCGTTGCTGCGTTAAACGGTTGGCTGTAATCCATAGCAATGGCTGAGTAACGCCCCCCGGTCCGTCTACAAAATCCGATATGTTAATAGAAGCGTTTGTAATTGCCTGCAAAATTGGGGTGCCTTTTGCTATATCCCCTATCCTGGTGCTTAGGTCTACCTTTTCGCCAAGCACTCGCGCTGTATTGTCTGCGCGGTACGTGGTCTGCGTTTGCCCGGTTCCATGTAGGCGTATGTCGTATTTTATTTTAGGCTTGGTAAGAAATAAGGGGTCACCATCTATTTGCACTAACTCTAGGTAAAGCCATACAGCACCATTACCAAGCGCAGGCGTTACTGGTATGTGGTAATTGTTAAGGGTGCCGGATGCTACCGTTATAATACCTGGTGAGCCGTGCGCATGAATAACCCCACTGTCTTGAAAAGACATAAAAAGGTTATCGCCCCAAACTGTGGCATTTGTGCTTTTAGTTCCGTACATTAAAAACAGCCTAAACTCGACGGTGTAATGGCTGTTATAGTCCCCCGGGTAGCTAGCCGTAGCTTGCATTAAGGTATCGAAAAAATCAAAGTGCGTGGTGCCGTCACCCGCGTATAATCCAAGTGGTATGCCGGGCTTCGTTTGGTAAACTGGGCCAAAGCCAAAAGTGCCTATATACTCTTGATGTTCTGCAAAGGCTAAGGCCGAGCGAAATGCAAAGTTAGTATTACCAAAAGCGTGGGTTATGTCCATTTGCTTTACGGCGGGTAAGTACATTTTAGTACCACCCGACTGCACTGGCAGCGTCTGTGTGCTACTAAAGCCGCGACGGACTAGGAACGTCCCAAAAAAGTTATAAAAACTATACACGCTGTCATTGACGCGGGTAAAGTCCTGGAACACTATAAAGCCTTTGTCTTGGTACATGCGTAGGCCATATATTACGCAAATGTCGCTAAGTACCTCGCGGTAGGTCCGGTAGTTTTTGCTTTCGTCCGTGTAAAAAAGTTCGTGGTATCCGCCCGTATGGTATAGCCCGTCAAAGGTTTTAACCACACTGTCCGCCGAGCGTCTAGTAGTATCGCTAACCGCGAAGCCGTCAAACAAATTAAAAAAGCCCATGCGGTTAAACATATCGGCTATCTGAATTATAAAAGACTTGTACCCCGAATAGGTGTACATGCTGCTAGACTGGTCCAGCTTATAAAATCCGTCGCCAGCTATAATCGTTATAAACCTAGCGCCGTTTACCACTTCAACAGTCCCGACGCTTGGAGTAATTACCCCTGCCCATTCCTTACTTAGGCCTTGGAATAACTCCATGTAAAAGATGCCCTCTGCGTCCTTTAAAACATTCTCTAAGGCCACGGCAAAGGGGAAGCTGTTAAGTACCGCGTTAAGCTCCATACGGCTGCTTACAATGCCTGGTACGTATGCGTCTTGCGCGTCGTAAGTAACGGACCAACTGGCCGTCTCAAACTCGAACGGCAAATAACTTATTTGGTCGGTATCGGCGTATATTTTAATAGTATAGCCTTTGCTGGAACTGTACGCAAATAATTGGTTTGCCATTACCGTACTCCTGCAAGTGCTTTATTAACGCGCCCCGAATTTGCCGAAAGGTCGAAGCCTTTAAGACTTGCCACTAGCTCCACTATGCCACCTTCGCCAAAAATGCTACCCAATCCAGTGCCGCTGCTTAGGCCTTTAAAGGCTTTGCCGAAGCTTATTTTAGGCATTATGCTACTTATTACCAACGCTAGGGCGGCGGTAACGGCTAAGGCTACTAGCATTTGCTTTACATAGTTCTTAATAGAATTACCCATTTCCTCAAAAAAGCTGGTGCCGTTTACCATGGCTGCATTAAAACTACTGGTGAAGATTACGCCAAACTCTGCGCCTAACCTACCTAATAGTTCCATTTCCTCGTTATACCTACGCAGGCTTTCCTGCACTTGTTCAAAGGTCCCTACGCTGCCTTGTAGGGCAGGTAAAAAGGTTTGCCTTAGTATTTCTCCGGCCTTTAGCGTAACGGTGCCAAAAGACTTTAGGCCTTTAGTGTTTAGTTTGTCTACGCTTATAAGGGCTTGGTCCCCGCCTAGGTATATTTTGCCCATGGCCTTATCTATGGCCAGGCTGAGGTTGCCTATGTTTTTGGTAAGCTCCACAAAGCGAGCGCTGCCTATTTGTGTGTTCTCTAGCTCCGCGTTAAAGGCAGCCAGGCGCTCCTTCATGCTCGAAAGCGTTTGAGCGCTAAAATTGCCAAAGTTTAGTACCGACGGTCCGGGGGGTAGGTTTGGCTCGGTGGCCCCTACGTTTTGGGGTTCAAAGCCTTGGCTGGCTATTGTCGCAATACGCCGCGCTGAAATTGTGCCGGTACTTTGTACCATGGCTTGAATCATACCCTCAAAGCCTAGGCTAAGGTCTTTAAACAGCTGGTCGAATAGGTCGTAAAACGAAAGGGCGGCAGTTTGTAGACCTACGCCCATAGATGCTTTTAAATTGTCAAACTTAACCGAAAGCTGCTGCACTCGGTCGCTGGCATTGTCGGTAGCCTTACCCATGGCCGCTAGCTGCTCCTGCGCTATTTCGCCTACGGCTGCCGTAACCTCGCCGACGCTTGCAGCTTCTACGCTTACGCCGTTTAGCTTGCTACGCAGCATGCTGGCGCTTATGCCCAGGTTGTCTAAGATTAACGGCGACTTACGACCTATACCCGTTACAATGGATTCCACCAGGTAGTCTACCTCTTGCCCGGTTTCCTGCGCTCGGCGTTTGGCGAACTCCAAAAGGCCGCCTAGCTTTTCTACCCCTATGCCAAAGTTATTGGCCATGGTAGCTTTTTTCATAAGCTCCAGGTCAGAAACTAGTCCATTTGTGGACTTGCGTAACTGGTCCAGGGTCGTGGCTCCCCCTATCCTTTTAAAGCCTTGCTCTACCTTTTGCAGTTCGTTTCCGAGCTTAAAGGCTTCGCTGGCAAAAGCCGTGATTTGGCCTACGGCGAAAGTGGCCCCAATTAGGCCACCTAGGTTACCAAACAGCTTAGACGTTTCCTTTAGTTTAGCGTCTACTTGCTGTATGCCACGACGGAAGCCGTCTGCATCTAAGCCTAATAATACTTTACTGGTTACGTCCATAGCTTCTTAATAATGCCCTTAGGCTGCTTTCTTTTTTCTCATCTTCAAACGCTAGTAGGTCGGTTTCTAAAATTGCTTTCTTTACCGACTTCCCGCTTATGTTTACCAGCACGGCGGCTAGCCATCGCTGCCTGCGCCACTCGTCTTTCTCCCGCTCCAAGGCGTGCCTAAACACAGCCTCTAATTGTTCCAGTGTTAACGTCTTTGCTTCGCTAGGCGCAATGCCTAAGCGACCCACCAGCTGGCCCAGTACGTCTACTGGTCCGCCGGCTGGGAAAAAGGGCCGTTAAGCCGCTGGGTTAGTTCGGTAATGTCCCAAGCCCCTGCCATAGCCTTGAACTCGTCAAAGCTTGGCCGGTCTGCCATGTCCCAAAATTCTTGAGCGTATAGCATACCTAGCATGTCTGCCAGGCCTAGGTTACCCATATTCGTAACGCTTTTACCCGTTACTTCCTCGAATAGTAATGCTGCCCCCAGCGTAAACTTTTTCCCTTCCATGGCTCTAGTTTGTACCTACGGTAAAAGCTCCAGTACCGTTAAGCGTAAAGCTTACTGTACCATTGTCTTTGTCCGGTGCGCTAACTGAAAGTTGCGAGAGAATAGCATCGCCCTCTACTTTAGTTTCACCAGTTACGGGCGTAACCGTACCAGCTGTAACTTGAGTAATGCGAACTTTAACTAGGTCGCCTACTTTGGCGTATAGTTCGTCTACGTTCCACTTTGCTGCGTCGTCGTCGCCTAGGATGCTGCTACCGCTAATAGTCCAAGACTTAGCGCTGGTTACGTAAGAGCGAAATACTGCAATGTCTTTGCTGGTAGTTTCGCGGGTATCGGCGTTCAGCTCAATGCTGCACTCCGTTTCGGCTGCAAACGCCTTGTAGGTCGTTCCGCCGTCTGCGCTTAAAAAAAGGCGAACTTCTCCGCCGCTTATGTTGCTCATGTTTAATAGTTTATTAGAAAGGTGAAATCCGCAGCGAGTATAATACTCTCCTGCTGTTCATTGTAAAAGGCCTGCATATTTTCCATGTAGGCTATGGTAAAGGTTTGTTCTGCCGCTACGCCTATGGCATCCGCCGCGCACTGTACGCCCTCAGTGCTTCCGCTGTCTTGGTTTACGTATTGTAAGTACAAAGGCATAACGCGGGGGTAGTGCTGCAAATTGTGGCGTATTTCGGTCAGTTCGTTTTGTGCTTCGTCGGCGCTGGCGTAGTGCATGAATAGTGTAGCTGCTACGCGCTCGGCTACGTACTGGTCCTTGGTTTCGGTTACCGCTATGCCGTTAAGGTTTATTACGATAAAATCGCCCGTTTCAGCTTGCGGTGCTGCCAATGAATAAACCGGCGTACTGGTAGACGCTTGGACCGCTTCATGTATGTACTGTAGGTAGTTCACCGCAAGTGTGCTTTAATACGCTTTTGTACAAAGTTACTCATTTTTTCGGCTGCCTTGCGCGGTACGTCGCTACCTTGTAACGCTTTATCAAAAAATTCCTTAGGCGTAAAATTCTTTGCAGTTCCGCCGAATAGCTGCCAGGGTGCATAGTATGCGCCCTTTTTTTTGCTTGAGCGTATGCCGACTACTACGTAAGCCTTAACGGTTCCTTTGTTGGCGAATACGTCTATGGTTTTGTAAAGGTTGTAAAATGCTCCGTTTGTTTTTTTGTTGGCATCCTTTACGCCGCGTGCCTTATAGCTGGCCTTGGCTTGTAACTCATTGTAAGCCTCTTTGCGGGCCCTTTCCACTAGTGGACGTGCTTCGGTCTTTAAGACGTTGCGAAGCTCCCTAAAACGCAAAGTTTCCGACGTGCCTAATTTCTTTAGGTTCTGCCGGAACTGGTCGAAGCTTTCCACTCTGCCGCTTTCGCTTTTTAGGTAAATAGTGTTACCCCGTCCCATTGTCGCGCAGGGTTGTTTTGACTAGCAAAAAACGGCGGCGGCCTTCGGGCGCTACGCTTACTATGTCGTAGTCCTCGGCGTTGTAGGTTAGCTTCCATTTTGCTGCCACGCTGTTGGGGTAGCGTAAACGCCAGGTAATGCTGGTGGCGCTTTGAATTTGGTCGTACGGCATGGTTTCCGTACCGGTTGCGCCTGGCACTATGCGCTCGGCGTAAAATGAGCCTGCGCTGGTCCAGGTCTTTGTTACCTGGCCGCTGTTATTTGTGGCCATAGTCGGCTGGTAAAGCGTAACGCGCAGGTCTAGCATTACGAGAAATTTTGGCGGTAGCGAAACGCTAGGCGGTCAAAAAAGCGGTTTGAATTGTACGGCAAGTCGTCGCCGTAGTCGTATCCGAATTTAATGCGCTGGTAAAGCGCGTGTTTAATGTCTGCGGGTGGGTTAGTATCGCCGCACGTATAAACTATCACCATACGCTCCGGGGTTTCCTTTAGCGTTAGGGTCGTGTTAACATAGGTATAATCGGTGTACAAAGCTAGCACCGTGCTAACCCCTTCATCGTCGTATGCCGTTACACTTGTAATAGCCGTAACCGGACCCAGGGGGAGAGCGTATTGCTCCTGCCCCCAGGTGTCCACTGTTACAGTTGTTGCACCTAAACGGTAGCCGGTGTAGCTGTTAAATTCCTCGACCGCTGCGCTAAAAAGCATAGTTAGTAGCGCGTCGTCTGCGCTACCGTCTACACGGCAAAAGGCCTTGACTTCGGTAAGGTTTACCGTAATCGGAGTATAGCTGCTAACCGTTACCATTTGGTTTAAATAGTTACGTCAGTTGCTAGAGCAAAAGATGCGTTACGCAATACGGCTACGTCCATAAAGCGCTCTACGTAGATTTCCACGATTGAGGACTTCATTTGGCTGTAAGGGTCTACCATTAAAGTAGCACCGCCCCAAAATCCGATTTGAACGTCTGCGAAGTTACCGAAAAGTAAGCCGTAGGTATCGGGAGTACCAGTGGTCTTTTTAGAAACCGTGGTATTAAAGATATTGTAACCGTTTGCAGTCTTAACTGGGTCAAGCATGCCTTCAACCAGGAAGCGTCCGCTACCAGCGTCTACTTTGGTTTTCTTTAGCTTGGCTACTACGTTAGGGTGAGTAACGTAAGCAAGGTTGCCAGCTAGTGCGTCGCTTGCAGCTAGTGCAGCTTCCATGTCTACTAGGTCGTCAAAAGAAATAGCACCTAGGGCCAAAGCCTGCGCTGCTAGCTCAGTGTAGATACCGCTAGGCTGGTTAGATGAGCCAGTACCGTTAAGTACTGCGTTCTCTAGGCCTTTGTTAAATGAAAGGTTCAGCTGCTGAATTACGCGCTGCTCAATTCCACGGCTGTACTCTTGGCGCAGCAGTTGGTTTGACATAGACGCAGAAATTACGGCGCGCTTTGGCGACATAGTAACTTTATCAAAGTTGATGTCTTGGACGGTATCGGTTCCGGTTTCAGTCTGCCAGTTTAGCGTGTAGCTAGACGTTTGCTTAGGAAAGTCGATGTTACCTACCAAGTTCTCTGCAACTGAGCAAAGTCCAAGCGTAGGGGTGTTCGGGTACAAAAAGTCGATGTAACGTCCTGGCTCGGTAAATACCAAGTCGCCGCCAAGGTTTCCACCAGTTCCGCCAGTAACTGACTGAGTACGGGTAAAAAGCATTTCGGGCATGTTGATAGCGTGCATGTCGCGTGCGTCAACTCCAAGCCTGCGCTTTTCGTTTAGGCCTTCTTGGTTTACTTCGGCTTCTAGGCCAGTAAGTTTACCGCTACGGGCTTCGTTGATTGCTTTGATGATGTTAAACCTTCCAAGGTTGCGAGCTTCGTTTTTTGAAAGCTGACCTTGAACGGCTGATGCGTCAACAAAAGTGTTAGCTCTTGTTTCTGCCTCGTTTTCGTGATTTTCCACGGTTTCGGGGTTTTGGGTTAATTGTTCGGGTTCTGCCTCTTGCAAGGCTTTTTCTAGCGACCGTAAAGCTACGGACGTAGTGGGGTTAGCCCCGCGAGGGGTTAAGCTAATATCGTACATTTCGCCGATTTGCTCGATTACTCGGGTCGGCTTTTCGCTGCGTACGTTCTCCCAGCGTTCTTTTTTTACGGTAAATGCCCAGCTTGCCTGGTCTACGTCGCCGCGTCCTACTAGCGTGCGTACCTCGTTACCAGTTGACGTATCGGGCAAATCAAAGCGAAACTTTAGGCCCTCTTGGTCCTGCTCTAGGCTTAGGGTGCCTTCGCCGTACTTAGACCTAGCTAGCACGCGGTCGTAATCGTGGTTGTAAAGGGCGTGTACGTCGTAGTCGTTTAACTCGCCTAGCGCGTTAACGTCTATGCGCTCCATAAAGGAACCCATATCGTACTCGTTCCAGTTAAGGGCGTAGCCTTCTATGGTGTTATTCTCCGTCGCTGGAATTGTCCGGCTGCGTATTTCCTTCTCCATTTTGTTCTTGTTCACTGCCCATGTGCATAGGCTTGTTATATACGTCGCCGCCTTCGATAGGTGCTAGACCTTCAATGCGGCGTATTTCGTTGGCGCTCATTACGCCAATGTTCCAGTAACTCACGTTACGTTGTACCTCAGTTGTGATGTCGCCACGCATAAGGGCCTTGAGGTCCAGCTGAAATACACGGTTACCGCTTAGTAGCTTGTTGGTAAACTCCATTTCGATTACCTCAATTAAAGGACGGATGCAGTCGCTGACAAACTGCGCGTTTTGCGCCTCAATGCTATTTGCATAGCCTGCGCCGTCCATGTGGCCAATTTTGTGCGGGGGGACGCTGTAAAGGCGGCAAATTTCTTCAACACTAAAACGTAAGCTCTCAATTAACTGCGACTCTTGAAAGTTCGCAGCTACCGGCTTGTACTCTGCCCCCTCAGTTAAAACAGCGGTCCTCCCCTTGTACTCCTTATTCAGTTCGTCGAACTGTCGGCCTATTTGCTTAACACGGTCCGCGTCCCTAATAGTGCCTTGAATTTGTAAAATGCCTTTAGGCATACCCCCGTTACCATAGAAGCCGCCCATGTGGGCAGTTGCGGCCATTGATGTACCGATTATTTCTTTGGCGTAAACTATCGGGCTAACTCCGTTAATGCCGTCAAAGGACCAGTATTTAAGGTGTATTAACTGGTTAGGGTTTAGGCGCAGGTTAATACCGTTGCGTAGGTGCAGCTGGTAGATAAGCTCCCCGCTGGTAGTATCAACTGTTACCAGTTCGGTATCGATAAGCTCCAGGCCGGCTAGGTTATTACCGCTTCGTACTGGAAGTACGTACGCGTTACCCCGCAACAAAAGTTGCGTTAACATAGCCTTACGGAAATCGTAGCTATTGTAGGCCTCGTTCGGTCGCTTGCTTACCAGGTCGTTAATGAGGCCTGGCTGAAATAGTAGGCCCTGCTCGGTTTCGCGGAACAGCTGCCAGGGCAGTGAGGCAATCGTGTTACCGATTAAGTTAACGCAGGCGTACAAAGCGCTCACCTTTGGCGCGTTTGTGCTGCTTACATTCTCGCCCGCTAACGTAGTGTTACCGCCAAAAAGATTAATTAGCCAGGGCTTAGGGCTTATTACGCCACTAACACTACGCTTTATACGGTCATACCATGCCATAACACAAAGTTACACAAAAATTATGTCTAATTCCTCATAGGTTGACATTCCGGTACTCGCATTGTGAACATAGCCCGCGAGCGCCGTAATTAGCGCAGCCGTGCCGTCTATTCGGTCCGGTGCCTTATCCTTTTGAAAGGTCCAGTTATCATTCTTATCAATATGCAGGCTAGTGTTCGCAATCATCCAGGCAGTTATCGGGTTGCCGTCGTGTGTTATGCCTTTCGTGGTAACCATGCGGTAAAGTAGCTTCATAGGCTCATTCACCATAAGCGCCGACTGGCGTACCTCATAACAAAACTGCTTGCCGTATTTACTGCGTAAACGCTCCACGGTTTCTGCCGCGTTCCAGGGGTCAAAGAAAATACCTTCGACTGGGTGCTTGTCTATAATACTTTCAATCATTGCTATGCGGTGGTCCGTTGTGGTTACCTCGCCCTTCACCATGTCTAGCTTGCCATTCTTTATCCAGTTCCGCGCTAGGTTAGGGTACTTTTGCTTTCGCTTTGTCATGGCATGGTCGGTAATTTGGTAATACTGGACCGTATAAAAGCGTTCTCCGTTAAAATACACTACCGCATAGGCTGTAAAGTCGTTAACAGCTGCAAGGTCAACGCCTAAGAAACAGCGCCACTTATCCACGCCTTTAGGTTTCGGACCTTCACACTTTAGCCACTTACCTAATTCAATGTACGGCTGGGCGCTACCGGCCCACTGATTAAGGTGCAGCTTACGTAAACTTAGTAGCGTGGGTTCGTCGTGCTTGGCCGTATTGCTTAATTCCTCAAGATATTGTAACGTAACCGTTATACCCAGGGAGGGGTTAGCCTTCGCCCATACCTTCGGGTCGTGCGGGTCTTCCTCGTCCGTAGCTCCGTAAATGATAGTTAACCAGCTTGGGTCTATGCTTGGCTGCTCTTTTACTCGCTCCGCGTATTCGTGCCACTTGTGGGCAAAGCTGTAAGCGCTGCCTGCCGTGGTAATTGCCACCATTTGGCTAGGTCGTGAGGCCATCGACGTGCGTAGTGCCTCCCACAGTTCCGGACCTTTTACTTCATTCCAGCTGTGTATTTCGTCGCATAAGATAAAAGACGGGTTTAGTCCGTGGTTGCTACCCCCGTCGCTGGTAATGGTCTTTAGGTAGCCGGGTTTGCCCTTTAGACGTATTTCTTTACGGTAGGGCTCCAGGACCTTTTGCAGTTCCGGGTTAAGCAAAATCATGTTTCGCACGTAGCCAAACAAAATTCCGGCCTGCTCCCTGGTTGCAGCTGCTAAAACTACCTGGGGGTTAGTGCCTTCCTTAAAGCCTTTAAGCATGTGGGCTATTGCTAGCATGGCGATAAAAGCGCTTTTACCGTTCTTTCGTGGTATTTCCAGCCATACCATGCGCTTACCCTCGGCATCACGTATAAGCTTACGCTGCCAGTCCATAAGCTTTACTGGCTGACCGGCTCCGCTATCCTCAGTTAAGACGCAAAAGCGCTCAATTATAGATTCAGTCCAGGTTAACTGCATCGCCCACAATCTTACGCAGTTTCTCTATTTCGGCGTTTGCCTGCTTTAGTGCTTCCATTGCTGGGTTTTTTCTTAATACTGGTTTGCCTCGGTCGGTTTGTGCTTCCAGTATAGCGCCGTGCTTATCTATGCTGGCTTCGCATTCTGCTTTTACCCGCTCCCAGCGTGCTAGTTCCTCAATCATTTGGCTAAAATAGGTTATTTGGGGTGTTTTGGTCCTTACCCTGGTCAAAGGAAAAG